AGAGAAACGGCAGAGACTGGCAGGGCGAGTGCCGAGGATAACAGGGTAAAAGCCGAGCAATCGAGGGTTGAAGCGGAAAGCAACAGGGTGAAAGCGGAAACCCTCCGTGTCGAGAAAGAGAACAATCGTCAAAAAGCGGAAAGCACTCGTGATACCAACGAGCAATCACGAAAAGAAGCCGAGACGAATCGTGTAAAAGCAGAAGAAGGACGTGTTACCGAGTTCAACCGCTTGAAATCCGAATCAGAAACGGCAACGCAAAACGCCACGACACAAGCCGATTACGCCAAGCAGCAAGGGGACAACGTGGCGGGGACGGTGAACGAGATAAAGACGGCGCAATCTGGGTTACTCGTAAGGGTAAACGATTACATGTACGACGTTAGCGGGTTGTTGGGAAAACTGGCGTACAGGGACGGGGGTGGCGTGGATGAGAAAAATATGACACTTGGAAAATTCTTTAATAGTAATGGGGTATTAGTAGATGATTCAACGGGGAAATTATCATATCAATACGTAAATATAGATAAGAGTAAATGCTACAAAATTAAAATATCAAATCAAGGAGTTGGTATTTACACCCTTTGTTTGTTTGATATAAATAATAATTTGCTAAAATCAATTTTGAGCAGTGTTGATGGTTATTTTATTTTTACTGGAGTTTCAAAAATTGGAATAAGCGGTATTAATAATCAAAACTTGATCGTTCAATCCTTCGACATCCAAGACCTCACCACCATTCTCAACACCCAGCAAGGGAACCGTGCCTTGTACGTTGCCGCCGGGGCTAAATACAACGAGCAAACTGGATTCTACGAGCTGAACGGGCTGACGGATATAACGGAGGAACAGATGAGAACGATTTACATTCAAACCCATCACGTTACAAGACAAACGAGTTTTGCGGCTTCATTGGCAAATACAAATAGTATTAGAACAAATTACCCGCTTGAAGTTTTTGGTGGATATCGTCATATTGACGTTCATGCCATGTTTGCAGGATGTGTAAGTTTAGAGGTTGCAGCTCTGGGCATAAATGTTAATAGGATAGTTTATCCAAGTAGTGTTCACTACCTTTTCCAAAACTGCAAAAAATTAAAAGAAGTCATTTGTATTATACGAATGGATTACGCGAATTTTTCAGAAAAATATGAGAAGATGTTTTATCAATGTTTCGCTCTAGTTTCTGTGCGTTTAAGAGGGGTGAAATATGATATTTCCTTTTCTGATTCCCCTCTCATCAGCCTCGAATCTTTGCAATTCATGATCACTAACGCTGCCAACACGTCACCGATCATAGTCACCGTTCACGCTGACGTGTACGCTAAGATTCAAGACGAATCTAATGCCGATTGGCACGCCTTGATCGAGGCCGCAACCGCAAAACAGATAACGTTCGCAACCGCTTAAAAATAGAAACTATGATACAAGCAACGAAAACAGAAGTGTACAGCGATTCCGGCAAGTTCGTTCATCGGCTTGGCACGGAATCTTATTTCAAGAGATCGATGTTGTTGCCGGGAGACACGACTGACAAGTTCGAGGAAGTTGATGAAATACCGGAAATCGAGGATAATTACATCCCGATCAACGAGCAGTTATTGAGGGCAACGAAATTGAAGATGAAGACGGAAACAAACATTCCGAATCCCGCTGCCTTGGAGATGCCAGACCTGTTCCCTAACTTCACGGAATTAATTAGCAAAGAAGTGAAGAAAGGTAACATCCTACGTTACATGGGTAAACTTTACCGTGTCCGGCAGGATCATACCGTTCTCGCTATCTACACACCCGGAATTGAAACGGCATCTTTATACGAGGTGATAGACAGGGAACACGCCGGAACGATAGACGATCCGATACCGTACGCTCCCCCGATGGAGATTTTCAAGGGGAAACATTACACTCAAGACGGTCAGTTGTACAGGTGTACACGTGATAGCGAGCAGGCTCTAACGCACGACTTGTCGGCTCTTGTCGGTTTATACGTCGAAATAGTAGATATGCCATGAGAACGTTTCTACTGGTCATAATAGCGATAACGGTTTCATACCGGGGCGTGAAGTACATCCCGGTGGAAACTACTGAAATGAAGACGGAATACAAGGGAAAAGAAAGCAAGGATTCTACCGTCGTGAAAGAGGTCGTGAACACTCGTGATTCAGTTGTCTTTCGTGATTCTGTCGTGTATACATATAACGACAAGGGAGAGCTTTTAAGCAAGGAAATTTGGCACTGGAAAGAAAGATACAGGGACAAAGACAATGAATACCACGAGCTAAAGGCAAAATACGATTCGTTGAACGTTGCAAAGCGAGATTCTATCCGTGTTCCTTACCCGGTTGAAGTGATAAAAGTGAAATATCGTGTCCCGAGATCGTTATGGTGGCTCGTTATTTTTCTAGCCGGTTTAAGCGTCCCGTCAATCCTTAAAATATTACGTAAACTCAAGCTGATAAAAATATAGAAAAAGGGGAGAGAGTTTTTCTCCCAAAAGACCAGTACCACCCAATCCTGTTGTAAGATTTCCTCTCCCCCTCTCTCTTGGAAAATATTACGACAGGATTTTTATTTTGTTTCAATAAAACGAGAAAAAATGGAAAAAATTTTTCAAGAGGTGGTAAAAATAGTATCCGAGGGAACCGGGATAAACGGTAACGATTTAATACATAGCAAGAAAGAGGAATGCGTTGACGCTCGCTCTATCTTGATAAATTTATTATCCGAGCTTGGTTTTACCGATACTTTAATATCAAGGTACACTTGTTTAACACGTCAAGGTGTCAACAAGCTCAAGAACACGTTTCACGACAGGAAGAGGAATTCTTTCATCTTGTCAACGAATTATCAACAAATAAGAAACGAACTAGCAACCAATAATTTAATTAGCAACTAGTTATAACTGAAATTTGTGATACCCGGTAATGGTGCCGGGCGATTATAAATTTCAAGAATATGAGTGAAACTAAAACTTTTGTATTCCCGAACGAAGGAGGTAGCGGAAACGGGATGCTAGGTATGCTTGCCCCGCTTCTCCAGAAAAACGGTCTTGACCCGAACTTGCTCTTGGCCATGAACAACAAGGGCAACGGTGGATTCGGTAGCGAGGGAGGCTGGTTCATGTGGGTAATATTTTTATTTTTCCTTTTCCCGCTCATGGGACGTGGCGGGCTCTGGGGAGGAAACGGCGAGAACGGTGGATTAGGTGCCATCCCGAACCTTATCAACAACGACAACGGTAGAGAATTGCTGATGTCCGCAATCCAGGGTAACGGGCAAGCCATCAACACGCTGGCAACCAACTTGAATTGCTCGGTGGGACAAATCCAGCAAGCCATCAACGGTGTCATGTCTCAAGTTCAGCAAGTTGGCAATCAAGTTGGACAAAGCTCCATGCAGATCATCAACGCCATCCAGCAAGGGAATTGCCAGATCGCCCAACAGATCGCTTCTTGCTGCTGCGACATGAAAAACCTGGTAACTACACAAGGGTACGAGGGTCAGTTACGTACAATTCAGCAGACACAAGAGATTGTACAAAACGCAACAAGCAACGCAAACGTGATCGCTGCCAAAATTGACGCCCAAACGCAAATCATTAATGACAGGTTCTGCCAGTTAGAAATGCGTGAAATGCAGACTAAACTTGACGCGGAAAGAGCTCGTAGCACGGCACTTGCAGGTCAACTTTCACAAGAACATCAAACTGCACAATTTGGGCAGATGATTGGTTCTGCTGTTGCCCCCGCGAATGCCGCACTCGCTGATTTATCGGCAAGATTAGCCAAGATCGAATGTAAAGCTCCGGAAACAGTAACAATACCTTACAGTCCGATTGTTGGTGTCCCGACTTGCGTGGCTGCTCAATACGGGATTGGGTTTAACAATCTTCCCAATGGAGGGTTATGGGGATAATGCCTAACTAGGAGCAGATAAAGAGTTCTTTGATTTATTGTCAAGAGGTTGCGTATTCATCAGCGTACATCCATTTATATCCTTTGTGTATCACCTGTCTACCAACACAACATAGATACACGTTGGAAGGGCTAAATCCATCCGACTTTACAGAAGCTAGTGATTCGTATTCTTTAACCAAAGAAGAATTTTTAAATGATAGTATTTTTCTACGATTATGAGCTATTCTTCCTTTGGCGCCACGACTTATCGCTTCTTTTGTTAAAGGGTTTCCCATCTTAATTATAGGATTACACCACCGGAGATTTTCCACCCTGTTATTGTGTTTGTTCGCATCTATATGATCAATATGTTTGTAGCCAAGAGGGTTAGGTATAAATTCCGTCGCAACAATCCTGTGAACTAAAAAGCGTCTGTTTTTTCCGTTATTTCGAAACATAACGGAAAAATACGAATTATCACCTTTTTTGTGGTGATTATGATGTTCGCAAAGACTCATAATTTTCTTGGGAAAATGTATTTCATGTGCTTTCCCGCGTCCATTGCTTATACGCTGGATACGACCATATGAGACTACACGTCCAATGTTACTGACAGCATATAATCCTTCCCAGCCTGTTACATCTCGCCATTCTTCCCCTTCAAGAGAAATGCTTTTGATAAATTCTTCGTTAGTCATCGTCAACTTTATATTTATGATGTCAACATTGAAAATAAGGGAAGAGGCGTTGACATACCTCTTGTCAATGAGTTAATTACTCTCATCTATCCCAGTGCAAATATAGTAATAATCTATTAAAACAAGTATTATGGCATTTATAAATCCTTTCATAATGGCGAACAAGAACGGGATCCCGAGGCTTGAAAGCACGGGAGTTACGGTAGGAACCGCCAACGTGCGTTTCTCGTTCCGTAATCACCCTTTCCTGTCCGCACCGTTTAGCGGTCTGATTCTTTTCAGGCTGGCCCAGCCCATCCCGGCTGGAACCACGGGAACTCTCCCGGTGGTTTTCGACACGAACGGGGCGACCCAAGAACTGACAACGATAGCGGGTGCCAACGTGACGGCCTCGGATATAACAGGAACGGGTATTTACCTGTGTTATTACGAGTCTGGAAGTAACACCTTGCAAATTTTGACAGGAGTAGTGTAAAATCAGGAGCGGGAGTTATCCCGCTTGTTAAAGAGTTAATTAATCATGTTTCAAAGTCTAAGACAACAGAATATATTTTACATCCTTCAAAAAGGTGACAATCCCAGTTTGAAGGTCGGTCAGGTGGTTTCCGTGAGTAACCCGCAACCCAAGTACGGCCAACTCGTGCCGGGTCAAGC